ATGTTTACAGAGGTGGATGCTACCACTATTAAAGGCAATGGGTAAAGTACACACCTAGATTGTCAAGGGCGCAGAGATGAAAAAAAAACTTATCCGGCTTAGGATTAATTACCCCGTAGCTCGTCCCTGTAAGCATACTATAGTACTCAGACGTAATCGGTAAATATAAGTTTCATAATAACCTCCTACAATTATATAACACACTTACCGATTTCTTCTGAGTATTCAGAAGTACAGAGGTGCCATAAGGCTAACAAACCAACAACAAAGGAGGAATAATGGAAAAAGAAGGAATTAAGCTTCTTATTACTGGTACCGAAAATAGTGGAAAAACCACTCTTATCAGTAACATTAAAGATAGTTTAGTTATGTCCACTGATAATAAAGCATTTCGTGGAAAAGTACCACATTTTAGGTATACTAACTATGAGGGTTTCGAAGACCTAGTAACTACTATCAGCACAAAAATAGAGGCTTATGAAACTAAGTACAAAAAATTACCAAAAACATTCGTAATTGATTCAGTAACTTATTTACAAACAGCAATAGTTAAATATAATAACGATAAATACACTGGATTTAATATTTGGTCTGCTATAAATAAAGATATATTAGCATTTAACGCATTTATAGAAGAAGAATTAATTCCAGCTGGTATCAATATAGTTATGACTGCTCATGTAATCTATGATGCAGATTCTGCTCGTTGGAAAATAGATAGCCCTGGTAATTTTGGAAAAATAGGTTCATTCATGTCTCTTGTAGACGAAGCTATATTTACAGAAGTAAAAGGAAATAAACGTATTCTTCATTTTAGTACAATGAAATTTCCTTGTAGAACTCTTCAACCAAAACTACCTGACTCTATAAATGTGAATGATTTTGATATCAGTAAACATATTGAACTTTTAGAGTCTGCAGTAGCCCAATCAGAAGAATGGTCAATATAGTACAAGCTTAGTTTAAGTATATTTCGGTATACTTTCAACCCAACATATTAAAACAACCAGAAAGGAATTTATATGAGTTTAGTAAAAACAAAACGTGACGCAGAAAGCGTCAAGGATCAAGCAGGTAATTCAAAGTACCTAACCAAACCAGGCTTCTACGACGTAGAAGTACTAGCAGCAATAGCCAGCGCAGGAAATGAGGACTCTCTATCAGTAGACTTCTTCATCGATCACGACGGCCAGCAACAACCACTCTACGGCAACCTTCGTATCCTCAACAATAATGGCGAAGAGAACAAGATCGGTATGTCAACTTTCAATAAACTCTTAGTTATTCAGGACCTAGAGGAAGCAGAAGACCCAGAGGAAGCAACTCTACCAATAGGTAAAGGAGGAGCAGACAAAGATGTTGCAATCATCCCTAATCTAACAGAATTTCCAGTAACTATTCAACTAACTGTAGAATATTCAACATATAATGGGGATATTAAAGAGAAGAAAATCATTCGTAATTTCTTCAGAGCATCTGATCATGCAACTGCAGCAGAAATAGTTAATGAAGTCGAATCTCCAGGTGAGCAATATACAAAAGATGTTGCATACTTCGAATCTTCAGATTCAAAAGGGTATATCTATAAGAATGATCTAACTCCAGCAATAGTTGAAGAATGGATTAAAGGAGGCCGTAAGAAAGGCACAGCACCAGGCGGAACAACTACAGCAGTAAAGAAACCTTCATTTGCTAAAAAGAAACGTTTCGGTAAATAGTTAACCATAAATAACGGAAAGTCATCAGCCTTAAAAGAGAGACCACTATAGGCATTAGCTAGTAACCTGTAAAACTCTTAGCTCGTAAAGTTATTAATTTCGTTAAAATGTATAACCGTCTAGAGTTCATAAAGACGTTAATTCTTGAACCTCGCGTTTAGCAGTACGAGAGTAAACAATTACTGCATAAACCATTCGCTATCTAGGTTAAAGAGAAAGAGGTTCGAATCCTCGGGAGATGGAGATATCATCAATATCGCCAGGTTGGCATGCCACGGAAACAAAGCCACTACCTAGATAGCTAATAAACACAAAGGAAAACAAATGACAAAACAAGAATTTATAGAAAAATTTTCAATGTTGAATGACTTTGAATCTAAAGCAGCAGCGGCAAGAGCTGTAGAGTTCGCTATATCTATCATAATAGAGCAAGTAGCTGCAGGTAAAGAAGTAACTATCTCCGGCTTAGGTAAATTCTACCCTCAACCTCAAGCTGCTAGATCTGGTATAACTGCATTAACCGGCAAACCTTATTCAACCCCTGCAAAAGTAGTACCTAAGTTCAAAGCTGCAAAAGCATTTAAAACAGCCTTAACTAAAGTTTAGTTATGGCAATACAGCTTGCTAACAATAAAACCCATTTAGTTATTAAAAGAGATGGACGTGTAGAATCATATAGTAATGATAAAATGTATAAAGTAATATTATGGGCTTGTGAAGATAATCATATATTCGCTAACCAACTAATAAATGCTATACAAATTAAGATACATAATAAAATACGTATAGAAACATTATATAATGAGGTTATCGCTACTGCTTCAAATTTAATATCTGATTTATATCCATATTGGGAAACTATAGCAAAACGTTTATACTTACTAAAATTACATAAAGATTTAGGAGTAAAACGAATGGTATACCCTAAATATAGTGATATTTTAATTAATAACTCTAAACATGGGTTTTACATAAAAGAATGTAATGACATAACAATTTTTAATAAGTTTATAAATGATGAAAATGCTTATACAAAACTTGAAAACGCAATTAACCCTGCATATGATAATCTATTTACATTTGGGGGTCTTAATTTATTTGTACAAAAGTACTGTAATAAATACAAAGGCCAACTATTAGAATTACCCCAACATACTTACATGCGTGTAGCTATACAACTAAGAATGAATGAAGGTGTTAATGCAATTATAGCTAAGTATCATCAACTAGCAACTCATGCATCAACAGAAGCAACCCCTAAAATGATTAATTCTTTACGCCCAAAACCTGCTATGTTTTCGTGTTGTGTAACTTCTCCTGCAGATTCTCTAGAGGGAATTAATGAATCCATTACTATGTTATGTAAAGAATCTAAATTCTCTGGAGGAACCGCATGGGATGCTACATTATTACGAGCTACAGGTGCAGATGTTGAAGGCAATAAAGGTTCGTCAGCTGGTATAGTTCCATATATTAAATCATACGAAACTGCGATAAGTGGTTATAATCAAGGTAATACCCGTTCAGCAGCAGGTATATGTTATTTAGATTCATTTCATTATCAAGTTCCAGAATTTACTGAACTTAAATTAGAGACAGGTAAAGATTCTGATAGAGCCAGAAAAATACAATATGCAGTTAAATGGAGGCCTGAACTAACTAAAGCAATAAAAGAGGGTACGTCTATAAATTTAATAGACCCTCATAAAACACCAGATTTATTTACAACTTATGGAAAAGAATGGGATTATTTATATGCTAAATACTCTAATAACACTCGTATACATAAACGTAAATTTGATGCGCGTAAGTTAGGACATATGATAGCTTCTACAGCAGTAGACACAGGTAACATGTATATAATGTTTATGGATAATACCCAAAAACAAGATATATCCGGACAGTGGATAAATCAATTTAACCTTTGTATGGAATACGGTCCTGTTATAAAACCGGTAGACCAAAATAAAGATCCTATTCTGTTAAACGATTCTGCTCAATTTAATTTTAACGGAGATTTAGGTTTATGTAATTTAGCTTCAATAAACTTAGTGTCTTGGACTAACTTATCTACTGCGAAAGAAAAAGAACAATTTGCTTATACTTTGGTTAGTTCTGCAGATAACGCTATAACTAATTCATTCTATGTAAATCCATTAGGTAAGCAACATTCAAGTAAATGGAGAGATATAGGTATAGGAGTATCTAATTACGCAAATATGTTAGCTACTAATAAACTATTGTGGAACTCTGAAGAAGCTCGAGAACTAACCCATAGAATATTTGAAGAAATAGATTTCTATTTAATAAAAGCATCAATTCAATTAGCTAAAGAAAAATCAAGATTTCCTGAGTTTTACAACACTAAATGGGCAGAAGGGGTATTTCCGCATGAATTATCCATTTTGAGCAAATCTAATAGTACCTTAAATTACCCGTTAAAACAAGATTGGGAGCTACTTAGAAAAGAGTTAAAACAATACGGTATTCGTAATTGTAAATTATCAGCTATAGCTCCAACAGCTACATCAGGTAAATGTATAAACGCTACCCCCGGTGTAGACCCTATTAAAAAGTTAAAAACTATAGAAGAAGGTACTTATTCTTTACCATTTGTGGTTCCAAACCTAAAAGAAAATAGAGATTATTACACTTCTATGTTTGATATAGCTAATAAAGATATAATTGAATTAGCGGCTATTAGACAGAAATTTATACATATGAGTCAATCTGTAAGTTTACCCTATAAAACTCCTCCTACTGCATATGAATGGATTACTGATATTATGTATGCAGAAAAATTAGGGATGAAATCTATTTACTACACATATGTAGATAAAGAAGATAATGCAATAGAAAATTGTGAAAGTTGTGGGAGTTAAAAATGATAAATTTAAATAGAAAACCAACAGGAGAGCATAAACTCTTCTTTGGTGAACATGATATTGGCAGATTAGATATGTATTCAGATCCAAAGTTTAAACAAATAGCCGAATTAGATGAATCTAATGTTTGGTTTCTTAACGCTGTTAATTGCACAACTGATAGGTGGAGAGAATTTTCAGACTCAGCTTTAAAGAAATTTCAACTAACAATAGGGTACCAAACAGTACTAGATAGTTTAGTACCAGATGTGTTTAAATACTTATCTGAAATATCTACAGATGCTTGGTTAGAGTATTTATATTCACGTATATCTACAATGGAGCATGTACACGCACTCAGTTATAGTTCTGGCATTACACAAGCATTTGGAGCAGAAGCTACAGAGTTTTTAGATGTGATATATACGGACCCTAACATAAAACATCGTATTGATGATGAATTAGCTATAACTGAAGATTTTATAAAAGCTGTGCCAACTTGGCAGAACACTCAGTACAATAGAAGACTATTACTTACAGTTTTATTACGTACTTTTGCGTTAGAAGGTGTTAAATTTCCATTTTCATTCTTCACTAGTTGGACTTTAAATAAAGCCTATAACAACTGTTCTCAAGGGTTTAGTACATTACTCCAGTTAATAGCACAAGATGAAATGGAAGTACATACCACAACAGGTTCAAATGTTATTAAGAAATTACTTAAACACTCAGATTTTAAAGACGAAGTAGAATGGTTTAAAAAAGAAGTTTTTACGTATTTAAAACATGTTGCTGTTAAAGAAATGCAATGGGCAGACTACTTATTAGAGTCAGGAGAAGAACCAGGGTTTAATAAAGAGGTATGTTATCATTTTATAAAATATTGGACCAATCGTCGCGCTAAAGAAATAAATACACCTATACCATATGAAAATATAGTTAAAAATGATATTGAACAATGGTTCGATGCTTACCGTAATATTAGTGGTAAACAAGGAGCATTACAAGAGATATCTAATATCAGCTATACTATAGGTAAATGTACAAATGATTTAGAGAGATTTGATAATGAGCAATAAAAATTACACTATAACCGAACACGAAATCCGGCAGAAGCTCGACTTTTATAAAGTATCAAATGCACCTATAGAAGAGAAGCAACCAATTATAGATCGGCTACTAGCTATGTTAGTCACTTCAGAAAACATAGCGCAACAACAATATACTGAAAGCCTTGCAGATATATCTGATATGGGCAATACCAATGAACAATAAAGGAAATTTATGAAGTATAAGAAATTTAAACACGCAGTAGAAAACCTCGAAGAAACGTACGGAGTAGAAATACCAGTTCCTACAAAAAAGCAATTTGCCACTTTACCAAAAAATCTTCATGCTTATGTTCTCAATCATATTATTGAGACTCTTGAACATGATAAGTCTGAAGATCCAGAACCTGCTGACATCCCACCAGAAACACCCTCTAGTTCGATAGACGAAGTCCTAGCCGAAAGAGGAACTAACTACGGTGAATTCCCTAATCACGCCAGATTATCTCAACAACTAAAAACTACCTTCGATACTCATGTAGTTGAATACGGCCATCCAGAACTATTTACTAACACTATGAACGAAGCTATCGAGATGATTATGCATAAATTAGCACGAATAGCTAATGGTGATCCTACCTATGTAGATAGCTGGACAGACATAATCGGGTATACTCAGCTAGTTGTCAACGGTTTAACTGAAGATGACTAGCAATAAGCTCTACGATATCCTATATGTCGATCCTCCCTGGCAATTCAACAAGCGCTCCAACAAAACCACCAAATTCGGTGGAGGAGCCATGAGGCACTATCCGACTATGACTATGTCCCAGATAACCCAACTAGACTTCCCAGCGATCATGAAGTCTAATTCCCTCATGTACTGCTGGGTAACTCTAGCTAAACTACCTGAGTGTATAGCCGCCATACAGAAGCCTAACTTACAATTTGTAACTACTGGGTTCGTATGGGTCAAGACCAACCCTATAGGTCACCTAACCCCTCAAGATGGCTTGAACATATTCGATCCATCTGACAAGACGTATCGTAAGCCATTCTATGGAGTAGGTAACTATACTGCCTCTAACGCCGAGATCTGCCTCATATTCCGTAAAGGAAAGATGCTAAAGCATGTAGAGAAGGTTTCCCAAGTAATCATCTCTCCACGAGAGAAACACAGTAAGAAACCAAAGGAAACATACATCAAACTAGAAACTATGTATCCTTCCTCCGACTTTGCTAAACTAGAGGTATTTGCACGTAACAGTGCACCTGGTTTCGACACTATCGGTAACCAACACAATAACATACAAGTAGAGGATTTCATAGCCTCGTACAAGGATATCAAATGAAACAACAACTATTAGTATTCCTTAAAACCTACAACTGCACTACTTGTGTTAACTTTGATGCAGACTTTATGGGGTGTAGTCTTGAGGAGTTAAAGCAGGAGTATGAAACTCCACTATACTACCCAAAAGATGCCGCTCTAGTTTGCTCCAAGTACACAAGTAAACCGTACGAGCAGACGCATAACTTAACCTTTGACCAAGCACTAGAAGCATTGGGGCAGGGCGAGAAAGTAGCAAGAGCAGGATGGGAAACTGAAGACATGTACATTGTAGAATCGGCGGAGAAGTCTTCTCACTTTATCAAACTAGGTGCGAAGAACTTCCAGAAAGTTACAACAGACTTACCCTATCTTTTAATGTTCACTCCTGCTCATAAGTACCTACCAGGATACATTGCAACTAAAGAAGACACATTAGCAGAGGATTGGGAAATCATCAGCACAACACCAGAGGAGGTGCATCATCAAGTGGAAACTAGGTCTCAAGCAATGGCGTGAAGAGCGTGGTCTCATCACCCCACAAGACACAATAACAACTAACGGTAAACCAGCAATAGTAAATATGCTGCAGGAAGAAGTAAACGAAGTAGATAGTGCATTTGCTACCAACGACGAAAATGAACTAATAGGTGAATTATCTGACCTAATCGTCATCTCATCTAACCATATAGCTCAAATGGGCTACGACGTCGATCTAGTCATGAAGGAAACTGTAAAGAAAATCTCCTCACGTAAACAAGACCCTGCTCAAGCAGAAAGATGGAAAATTGAGAAAGTACAGCCAATGGAAAAATGGTTAAAATGGAAGAATCAACCGAAAGGAACTATCCATATAGCTGACTATAGAACCTGTAAAATACAAGACGTTTAAGCAACCTCTAAGGGAAATCTTTGTATAATTCCTTTATTAAAGTTAGTAAAGGATTTATATGAAGAATAACTTAGGAATAACATTTAAAGAAAATTCTAATGGGACAAAAAGTAGTAAAACTAAAGCTTTACACCAATTTACACTTTTAACCCAAAAGTTAAAGAATGTAAAAGCTTGGGACTTTAGTGAATTCATTTTTACTAAAAATAAAGATGCCTCTACTATTTACTGCAATTTACATAAAAAGCCTTATAAGTTTAAAAGGTCAATATATGATATTTATAATAGAGGTTTAATTAAGTGCCCTAAATGTAGTGGAAAAATACAACAATGGACAAATGAGGAGTTTGATATACGATTAGAGGAACTTACAAATAAAGAGTATAAACGTTTAACTGATTGTAAAAACTCCAGTACGAAACTAGATCTTCTGCATACTACATGTGATAACGTTTTCTCAATTAGGCCAAATGACTTTATAAATAAAAGAGTAAGATGTCCAAAGTGCTCAGCATTAACAGCAGGAAAAAAATTAGCTGAGATAAATAAGAAGACACATAGTCAGTTTATACTAGATATGGAAAATAAATATACTAATTTTTTAGATTTTACAGTACTAACTGAATACTCTGGTTATAATACCCCAATTGTGTTTGAACATGACTGTGGTGAAGTTTTCGTAAAAACTCCTAACAACCTTTATGAAAAAAGAAAAACGCATTCTACGCTATACTGTCCAAAGTGTCATGCATATGAACTACAGGGAGCATTACAGAAAAACAATTTTATAGGATGTACTACAGTTACGTTATATTTTATCTATTTTAGACATTTAGACGTATATAAAGTAGGAATCACAACTAGGGCTTTAAAAGAAAGATTAGCTGGGTTCAAAGGAATTAACTATAGCGATATAGATATTTTATTTGAAGCGAAGTTACCCACTATAGAAGCAGGGATAAGAGCTGAACAGGAAATATTAACAAATAATAGAGGCAATAAGCCAAAAAATGCTTATGAAATCTTTCACAATAAAGGCTACTCTGAATTAGTAAAAACAAATATATTAGAAGAAGTAAAAACAGTGTACAAAAAATACAAGGTAGCTGTTAACCCATCCACAGGCAAATGGGAAAAGGACAAATCTCCTTCTGCACAATCTAATTGGTATAACCCCAACTATAGTACTTGCAAAATTCCCGCTTAAAAACCAGCAACCTGTTTAATAGGTATATTCATACCGCCTTGCAGTAAACTGGAGAAGTTATTAATCCAATTATAAGGGTTTAACCTTTTGCCCCAACTATATAATGTTGAGCTATCTAATGTATCAGCCGGTATTCCTAACCAGTGTTTACCGGCTAGATCTAATGCAACTCTAGTTGTATTCTTTTTGATTAACCTTAGATTTCTTCTTTGTATATTTGAAAAATATTTCCAGAATGCTTCTGGTCCCATTCTATCTAACCACTGTATAAACTTACTGTTAATTATTTTATTATAATTTATAAAGTCATCAGTAACTTGTCTTATAGCCTCTTTTGGTGATTTACCATTATCTACCATATACCAATATAGTGCTGCTCTAAAATGAAAATCACTCTCTTGAGTAATCTTTAGCATAAGCTCTCCAGCAGTACTCCTTCTAGTTAAAAACACTGTATTAACTGCTTCTTTTAACACTTTACTTTTACCTATTATCGAATTATCTAATTTCTTTTCCATCCAATTAGCAATTGCATTATTATCATCCTCTAAATTTACATCTTCCGCAATAGTTTGATATAGCCCTTCTTGTATCAATGGCATTATCGGGTTATCTTGCATCTCTACAGCTAAATCAGCTAATTCTTTCTCCAACTTAGCTTTCTCTTTACCTTCAACCATATCTAATTTTCTACTTAGATCTTTTCTTCTTCTCTCATCTTTTTTCCATTTATCCAAACTTCTTTTACTCAATAACAGATTCTTAACTGCAACTGAACTTGGCATTCCACTAAACCACAGAAACTTAGCATTACTTATTATGTTCCCCCATATAGTTCTAGGTAATTTTATTACTACCATATTTTTAGCCAATTGCACTACATTAGCTATCCCATTTTCTGCAACTCTTAATTTTCTCTGTAAATCTGGAGATAGCTTTTTCAAAAATTTACTATCACTCAACATCATCTCATTATATCCGAATAGTTGCTTCATCAAATCTCGTCTAACATAGATCTCTTTTCTATCTTCTACACGATTTTTCTCTGTTTCTGTTAACTTACTGACACTTTTACCTAGTTTATTAGCTAATTGTTGTAAGTCGCCTTCTCTATTCTTCTTAACTATATAATCTCTAGCTGCTGGTGGCAATAGCCCCCATAGTTCCTCTCCTTCTGACTTTGGCATAAATTTATCTGCTTCACTTAGCCCTACCCCTTTTAGCTCAGCTTTAGTTTTTCTATTCTGTGTAGCATGTATATGTATAAATTCTTTCTGAAACAGTGCTTTAGCATTTCTACCTACAGCTAACTTTTTCTTAGTCTCAACTGTATCTTTTCTAATTACATCTATAAATTCTTCATTACTAGTATCAGTATACTCTTGTGTACTTTTTTGTCCAAATGTCATAGCTAATAGATCTGTACCTCTCTTCTCTAAATCTAAATAATCTTCCATCTCTGTTAATGTAGGTTCATACCTAAAATCTACTATTCTTCCTTCATCATTATATACTGGGTACATCTGTTCATACTTACTAGTTTTCGCAGCAGTACTCATAGCTTTTCTTATTTTATCCCCTAACCTTCTTCCTTCTAACCCTTGATTTTCTTCTCTAATTTTATCACTTAACAATAACCCTTTAACCTGTAACCTTTGTAACCCAATACCACCATCTACTCTCTTAGTCATTCCAGTATTTGTGTGTGAATACAACGCATACTGTTGTCCACCTACATCTCCTATATCCGCTTTTAGTACTCTTACCATCTTATACCCTAATCCGTGCATTTTATCTCTAACTTCTTTTGTACTCGGAGCAAACACTAAATCTTTATTAGCATCTGTAGTTTCTCTCATTTGCCCTTTAACCATTTCTTGTCGCATACCATTCAACAACCAATCCTGTTTAACTGCATTTTGAGCACCTTTAGCTTGTAGCAAGTACATACTAACTCCAGCTTTATCCTTATACAGCAAATCTTTCATAGCTGCTTGACTACTGTAATCAGTGTCCTTAAGTGCATACAAACTAGCTAATTTATCTATTTTCTGTGTAACTTCAGCAATATTATAGTCCTTATTCAATTCAACTAATTCTATCGGTATAGCTAGCATTGACCCGAAGTTTCTAGCTATATTCTCCGCATTAGTTCTTAATCCTTTTTTAGTTCGCATATATTTAGCCAATAATTCTGCTTCTTTTACCATCTTTTCCCCAACAGCTGTACCTCTCTGTTGTAGGGGCTTTATCTCACTTTCTAGCTTAGCTATATCTTTATCTAACTTCTTTCCATCTAGTAGGTACTTTTCCAACTCATTAGCATCTGTACTAATTGCTTGGAAATCTGTTCTCATTATCACTCTATTCAATGCGTGTTTATACGCAGTATTTCTATTTGACATTATATCTACTTTTGTAAATCCAACATCTATATCTTTTAGTGTACCTTTTATATACATATCTCTCATTCTATCTAGATGGCTTTTAACTCTCATTGTCATATCAGTAATCTCAACTAGCGTCTTTCTACCTGCACTGAAATCTGCTATTAGATCTTTTATCAACTGATACCCTTTCCCCATAGTTTGTCTTAGCATACTGTCTAAAGTTATTTTATACTCTAAATATACTCCATCATCATGGCTAGCTACCATTGTGTATGCTTTAGTTAACATTGGCATCACTTTAACAAAATTCCATATTCTACTCAACGGGTTCCCCTTCTGTGTGCCATCTAGTGCTTTTGTAATCTTTGGTAGTAACTCATTATGTAAATACTGCATTTCTTCCAAATTATTCTTAGTTTCTTTGTGTAGCCCAACTTTTTTTAATAATACAACTGCAGTATTATGCACTTGTTTATCCACTCCACTATATATACTATCTAATGTCTTATTTATTTTACTATCTACTTGAAATGCTATATTCTGCTTAGCTTTATTCCCGTATGTATAGTTAATTTCACCTAATCTGATAGCCAATCTAGTTAATTCTTCATCTATATTAGTACCTTTACCCCTTCTAGTTTTTAACCCATAGATTACTTTCTGTAGTAAATTCAATCCATCATAGAATAATTTTGCTAACCATGTAGACCCATTTGGAGCATTCTTCTTCACATATTTTAACGATACCTTAGCTAATGCAGCCTTCATTCTTTTATTTGTTAGCCCATACGCTATAAACTCCTGTAGCCTTCTATTAGCATCACTATTGGTAGCTTCTCCATACTTACCTTCGAACACATACTTGTACATATCCTTAACTTTTTGTATTTCTGCTTCACTATATGGACCTTCTTCTTTTGGTAGTAGATCTTCATATGTTAATTGTTTCTTAGCTACAGTATATAGTCTTCTCATATCGTCTTTAGTTTCTTGAGCTAGTATATCTGTATTTTTATTCCATAGCACATCAGCATATCCATGTGTAATTTCATGAGCAAATGCTTCTTCATTCCCCATTATAAATCTATTTTTAGCCTGTTCACTTATATTAGCAGTAGCAAGCTTTATCCCACCTTTTCTACTATATTCCCCCATAGGTTCCATTATTCCTGCTATAGCTTCTTTACTAACCTTTACCTTCACATCTTTCAATTCAGTAACTAGTCCATGCATTCTTTTAACTAATCCCTGCAAGTACCCACTATGTTCCGCATCCCATGTACTATTACTACTATCTTTATCTAATTGTGCCATTTTACTTTGTATAACTGTTTGATCATTTTCTAATAGATCTGCCCCACTTAATACCTCATCTACAGTTCCATTATCCATATCAATGTTGTATAGTGCTTTTATATACCCTTTTGACAACGGAGTTAGCCTAACAGCTTCTTCTAGTTGTTCTGACTTAACTAATTGCGGTATTAGCTCTCCATTTACTCCTTCTTTATATCGGACATTAACCACATTCTTACCTACTGTGTGAACTGTTATCATACCGTCTAATCCGATACTAACTCTATCTACTACAGCGTTTGTTAATACCCCATCATTGCTCTCATAGTTAATCGAGCCACCTAACTTCATTTCAATATGTTTCGCTCTATTATGATTAGTTATGGCACTCCTAGCACCATTGTCTAGTTCTTCTTTTGATGCTGTCTTGTATGTCGTACTCTTTTTCAATTCATCGGCTACTCTACTAACATCATCTTCTCCTAGAAATAGTCCTCTACCATATCCTGTACATTTCATTATTATCCTTTAATCACATTTTTTATCTTCATTTATGACATTGTCTGTTGCATTCTGCTGATCTTGACTCTGTTTAGTTAGGGCTTCTCTATTTTTATCCACAATTATTTTATTCAGCTCTTCAATCGATGTAACAATATTATCTTTTATATACTGTTTTGCATCAGCTAGGTTAAATGTCACATCTGGGCTGTACATAGCTATTCGGGCGGCTAGGCTAAACTCTGTAATCATAGGCAGTTTAGTTAGCCTGTTTTCTACTTTCAAAATAGGTTTACCCTCTACCGGTGCCGTTTCTGTCTGCGGCTTACTGCCATGTTCTACTTTAGCTTTTTTAGTTCCGAGTGCAACAGCCAGTAACGCCATTGCATGACTATAACCACCATCTTTAGCTGTACCTTTATAATACAGATGATCTGCATTTCGTATTTTATCTAGATTTGCTAGTATAAATTTTTTCTTCTTAGCCAAATTAGCTATTAACTTAGAGTCCTTTTTTGCATCCAATGTTGTACCATCTAGCCTTTTCGGCAGGTAGTTTGATTTTGTTAACCAACGGTAGAACTGTGCAGTAAGCAGACCATTATTACCTTTCTCTGCTGTACGGTAACTCGTATTTCCATCTGTACCTACATTCTTGAACGGGTTACCGAAATTCTTAACCCATATTTGGTGGTATTTTATATCATCTTCTGTCAATCCTAGACTCTCTGCCATTATAGCTTGTGCTGCTTTGTCTGGTATTGGTCTGTTTACATTAATCCCATTCTTTTCTTCTTGTGTTATTTCTTTCGCAGGGTCTATATTATTAGCTTCTAGTGTGTTATCTATACCTATTAGTGTGTCTTTAGCCCCTTGTGGTAACATCTTGAATATAGTTTCTCGCTTAGCCTCTTCTTGTTTACCCTTAGACTCTTTAGCCAGAATTCTCATCTCATCTTGCATATTTTGTAGCCCTTTTAACCCATCACCTAATTTAGTACCCTCACTCTTTATACCAGTACCATCAGCTACATACGCTGCAGTCTGGTCTTTACTCAACGCAGGCAGGTACGAGTGCTCAACCCGTAGATTCTTACTGAATATGAACTTCCTACCTTTTGTAGCTTTATCACTCAACTCTTGTAGTTTATCAGCAGTCTTTAGCACGTTATCCAGAAAAGTAGTAACTTCATCTTTAGCGTTTATTTGATTGTTGTCTGGATTACTAACCACCTCTCTTATCGCATCTCGTAATTCCGTGGTATCTTTCCCAAACGTTCCATTGAATGCTTTCATCATTGCATCTGATAAACTATAGCTTTTATTCAGGTTGTACCACACTTCGTTGTAGTATTGTGTTCCTTTGAATACATCATTTAGTGTGAAGAAGTTAGCATCGTGAACCCCTAGCGCAGTATACTCACTCAGTACACCAGCCTGAACCGCACCATCGAAGAAGTGTATCGGTATTACTGCACCACTACTGTATGACTCAACCAACTTGTAGATAGCTAGCGCCGCATTAGTTGCTTGAACCTTTTTACTTCCACCAAATAT